TATAAGTTATAACAATTTTATTATTTGAGGTATCAAATACAACATTTATTTTTGTCGTTTGCCCTGCATTAAAAACAACAGGAGTCCCGAAAGATATAGACGTTCCAGAAACAGTACCCACAATAGCTGTGCCATAACTAGAATTACCATAGTCTCTATACGCTATAACTACTTTATTTGAATTAGAGTCAAAAGCACTCTCCATTTCAAGAGTACTTGCAGCTTCAAAAACAGTAGCACTACCAAGAGCCTGAGTAGCACTTGCCCCACCAACAACACTCACAGTGCCATCAGAATTTATAATAACACTAGCACCATCAGTTAAAGCACCAGAAGCGACTGCCCTGACCTGACCATCTTTTGCAATATTACCGAAAGATTTCATCAAACTACTTTCTATTAAGCGTCATCAATCTCTTCATATGAACAAACAGCAGATAAATCCCCTGCTGTGCTTGCTTGTATTTTGAGTATATCACTTTCAACCAGGTACAACCCCATGTTCTTATCGATTGGAACAAGTGTGCTGTCAGCCGCCACTGAAATAGTCTTAGCTATGTAATAATCTACACCAGAACGTGTAATCCAAACAGATATGTCTGCCGAATTGGTGCCATCAATATTAGCTATAATTAAAGAATTTATTTTTAATAATTTGTTTGACGCACATGTTAATAAACTAACTGCGCTTGCAGCCACGTCTGCATCCACGGCAGTGTTGCCATAAATGCTCGAGACCGATACAACATTTGGATTTGCCATTTAAAAACTCCTTTACTATCCAAACACCATTGCCATGGCAATTGCCTTACCAGTTGATATACCCGCAGAGCCAAAAGATATAGCTCCACTTCCGTTAGTCACCAACGCTTGCCCGTTAGAGCCGTCTGATGTAGGGTAAGTAACTCCACCAATCGTGACTGTGCCCGTAAAAGTAGGGCTTGCAAGAGGAGCCGCAGCTAAATTCCCTCTAGCTGTTGCTGCATTTGCTACATCGGATAAGTTATTAGACGCTTCCAAAAATGTTGTAAGGTCAAAAGTAGCAGATAAATTGACCACCGCTGCACCAGAACCTGCACCATCACAATATATAATAGCACTTTCGCCATTAGGTATCGTGACATTTGCGCCAGAACCCTGTGAAAACACTGCACTTTGTCCTGATCCATTTTTTACAAAAAACAATTTTGTTTGATCGTTTGGCGATACGGTAATTGTATTTGTTCCCGAAGGAGACCCTGCCAGTAAAAGAACTCTGTACTGACCATCAGAAAGAGAACCATCTGTGGTAGTGAGAGTGTGCGTCGTTCCCGAAAGAGTTATCGTGCCAACGCCGTTTGTTAAACGATCAATAATTTGTAAGTTTGTGTTTGTGGTATTGCCCCATGTGCCAGACTGTTCGCCATTGGCAATCAGTTCAATACCTGTATTTGTTGTATATGTACTAGCCATGAAACACTATTCTCCGTTAAGGTCTAATTTCAGTATACTCTGTTGTTCTGTTTGGCGCAATATTTGTCCATGTTGTTGTTGGACTCGGAACTATTCTACCCCAAACTGTTACTCCTCTAGGTCCAATTAGTCCAGATGCGGATAGTCCCGTTACAGGAACATCAATACCCGTACCTGTGGTTACACTAACAGAACCAACACCAGTTGTCACCTCTAAGCCTGTAACAGGCACTCTTTTTACTAGGGAGACACTAACAGAACCAACGCTTGCTGTCATCCCTATATCTGTAGCTACAGGCTGACTCCAAGCTCCATCCCCCCAAGTTGCTCGACCCCAACCAGATGCGTCAGCCGCAGTTAAGAAGACAGAAACATTTTGTGGTAAGCCATTTACAATACCTGTGGCTTGTAAACCTGTAACTGGAACACTCGCTAATCCCGTAGCAGTGACTCCATTCAAAGCACTTGTTGCCGCAAGTCCTGTGACGGCTGCATCCACTCCACCAGTAGCAGTAACAGAATTGACGGAAGAAGAACTACTTAAACCTGTGACATTTATGCCAACACCCGCACCCTCAACAACAGTAACAGATCCTACACCGCTAGTTGCAGCGAGACCTGTGACAGGGATGTTTGGCGCATCACCTGATACAGTTGCAGATCCTACAGCACTTGTACCTTGAACTCCTGTGGCAAGCGCAATCATTGCTCAATTAACTGAAACAACACCTACACCGCCAGTTGCAGAAACCCCAACAGGTTGCGTCGGTAGTCCACCAACCTCGCCTGTGGCGGCAAGACCTGTAGGTGAAATACTAGCCGTACCAGTAGCCGTTACAGAGCCAACTGCGGAAGTTGAAGATAAACCAAGAACAGCAGCCTCTCCAGGGATAGATGCAACAACAGAACCAATGGCTGTTGTGCCTGCAACACCAGTGGGAGAAACAACTGCGCCAGTTAAAATACTTACATCGCCAACGTTACCTGTAGCAGCAATACCTGTCGGTGGAACAGTAGCTGCTCCCTCAACAGAGACATTGCTAACCCCAGTAACCGCACCAAGACCAGTGACAGCAATATTCGGGGCATTGCCAACAACTGTGACAGTGCCTACTTGACCAGATGCAGAAGGAAGAGTAGTGGCAGGGTTACCCCAAGTGCCACTACTCCAACTATCTCGGCCCCAACCCGTGAATATTACATTGGCGTCCGCCATGGCCTGTCACTCCTAGTGAGAGTTTAGGCGATACGGATAATAGCGTTACTCGCGTCAGCCGTTGGGAATACAACTTGGAAATCACCAGATGTAGATGTTTTGTCTGCACCGAAATCCAGAACAACTACAGACGGATCACCTGATGCTGAGTCATTATAGATTAACGCACCACGAGCAGTGATTGTTGCAGATGTAAATGTAATATCTGCAAAGTCTGTAAGTCCTGTTGTGCCAGAAGATGTTGGCGTAACGTTTGTCAACGCACCACCACCTGCTGAATACGAACCAGAAGCACTAACTTCGTTTGAAGTTGTATATGCTGTAGTTGCTGCATTGAAAGAAGCACTGTTAGTATACAGAGCTAATTTAAAAGTATTACCACTTGAATTGGTAAAATTATGTGTTGCAGTCATCAATTCTTTTTTGAATGATGTGCACATAAAGTTTCCTGAAAAGGCCATGTTAAAGTCTCCTTATGAGTTCAGCCAGTTGGGGATGCCCCGCATCAATTAATGCATTACACACTGTTGTGCGGTCACTTCGAATAGCCTGTCGCATATAATACGCAACAAGCGTTTCAACGTGCTTAGAGAAAGCACGAGCCTGATCTCTAATAGCAGGGGGAGCCTGATCAGAAACCGACACTATTTTCTGAACACATTGCTCAGAAAGTTCTTCTGGAGATAATCCACGTTTTTCCGTTGTGTTCACTAACACAACTTGTTCGTCACGCGGCACATTTAAATCAATCTTAAACATTATCTTTTTGCCCTTATAACCTTACCAGTTCGATATTCATCAGTGGTTTCTTTTGCCTCACCCAAAAGTTTTAAACCGGCTAATGATTCTTGAAATCTTTTATCATATGAATTTAACATATCTGGATCGCCTTTCATATACAGATATGCTTCAACTAAAGAACCGTATAACATTGATAGTTCTGCATTTTCACTTAGCCACGTTGTGCTGTTGTCATTTAATGTAGCGTCCGTAATACTCAAAGGTCTATAGAAATAGTGTAACTCAGCGGTATATTCAGCGTCTGGAGTCGGACCCAATATAAAATAATCTATATCAAATTGTGCATAGTATTTTGGAAGACCCGTTGTTGTAGCATCTGGAGTATACGTTTGAATAAAACTTGGATCTTTAAATTCTACAAAAACTTTATCGCCATTTGATCCGGCTAGACTTAAAGAGAACGGAGCAAGAAAATCAGAAGGAACGGCTAAATATTGAAACCCTGTATCAGTCGTTGCAGTAACGTTTTTACGAAACAAACTTAGCTGAACACTTTTTAAAATACGTTCTTCTGCTGTGCGAATAAACACTGGAAGATTTGTAACGAAAGATGTTTCATCATTTTCCGTGTAATCTTGCAAAGCTTGTTTTAATTGTCCGTATGTAAAGCTCATATTGTTATGCAGGCGTATTAGCCTGACCTCCCATGTTGCTATGGTTTGTACAATAGTAATACAAGGTTGGTGCAGAATTTGCGACAGTTATTTGTGTAAAGGCTCCGGCATTGCCCGGAGTACCTTCAGTTACAACTCCTGTTGTATATTCAGATCCACCTGCATGTGTTCCATTGGACGTAGTTGAAAATCTTAACGGATGACCAGAGTTGGTATTGTTAGATTGATCAAACCTATATGTTCTACCCTCTGTCAAACTAACTGTTGCTTGCAGAACGCCGTCTATGTAGTACCTGTTTCCAGAACCTGGGTTAGCTACGGTTACAGCAAATGTTTCTGAAAGAACGTATATAATACTTCCAACTGTTCCTGTTCCGGCAACACCAGTTAGATTAACACTTACATCATTAGCAGGCGTTGTCACTGTCACTGAACCAACCGCTGCTGTTCCAACAACACCAGTCACAATGGCGCTTTCATTACCTGTGTCAGACAAGTTGATTGTTACCGAACCAACACCTCCTTCAGCAACTAAATTATTACGAGGGGTTATACCTGGAATATCTCTAAAACCCACAGGATTGTAACCAGTTTGAATCGCCCTCTCAGAATCTAAGTTCTGCTCTGGTCTAGGATTTCTTAGAGCTTGGGGATCTGGGAAAGCTTTTGGAGGAAATAACTGTGGGTGCTTGGGTTCAAACTCATCTGGCCCAACTAAAGAACCAGTCCATTCAAGACGCATTTCCCGTAATCGATAACGCCGTCCTGATCGATCTGATATACCATATGCATTTTTTCCAGAGGCGTATGACATTAAACCCTCAAGTATTGAATACTAGGTTGTAGTTTTAAAGGGGTACGTCCTTCATCTTCGTCTGCTGCTCGTTGAAACTCTTCTTCATAAACTACTTTTAAAAGCTGCGCACGTTCAGGAGCACGTTTCATTGAAATGTAGTAAGCTAACCCCGCCACCATACAAGGATAAAAACGAAAAGGCATGTCAGTAGTATTAACAAGAGCGTCAGCATCTTCTATCCTTCGTACATAATAATATATCAACTGATCAGTGGAGTTTTCTGGAACAGACCAAAGATTTATTACAGGGTCTATTTTCCTGTCAAAATAAAACTGACTAGGACGACCTTGTGTAGTTTTATTTGGTATTGTCAGATACTCACCACGACTTATCCTTTGTATTGTAAAGTCAGTGTTACCTCTACGAAGAACAATTTCCAAAACATCAACAACATCTGAAGTCAAAGTTTGTTGGGCTTGCCCTGCTGTCAAAGTAATTGTGCCTTGGTTAACAGTCCAGAGATTCAAACCTCTGTTAGCCCAATCTGCAAACATCAGGTTCAAAGACCTACGTGCCGTTCTAGCATCGTAGCCCGTTCGGACTTCTAATCCGCATCTTTCATATGCTTCCTCAATTATCTCTCCGACATCGAGGTTAAAGTCTCTTGATCCTGATGTTGTCATTGTATCAACTCATATGTGGTTTCTGATTTGTTTTAACCATTGCAACACCACCGTTTTTAAACCCTGTGACTTTGCCGCCTTTTTTTAATTCTACTCCACGACCTTTTAAAATATCTTTTTGGGTGACCTTACCGTCTCCCGTTAAGTCTGGAAAAGATTTTTTAGCCATCGTTATCCTCCTGATTATAAAGATTATCGAAAACTCTATTCACATCTAGTGTATAGTCTAAATCACTTTTTGAATAGTGTATATGTTGTGAAGGTCTAAAGTCTGGTGCACCCTCACCCACTGCGAACCAAGCAGGATGTGTAACTCTTACTCGATTGTTTGGTAACGCTACTATGTTTCCTGTCCATTCTCCGGCATCTAACAGCTGCATAACATGGCTTTGTTTATGTTGTGCAGGGTCATCTGCGATTTCACTGTTAGTATAGTCTACAGTAAACAGATACTTGGCAGGAAACATTTCGCCGTTTATTTTGGCTAACCATGGGCATGGTGTAGCTCTGTCTAAGACGTACACGGAATGGTAATGAGAAGCACAATCCCAAGGCTGTGCATCATGTGTTGCCATTGGTTCAGGCCATTCTTCCAAAGGAATGTCGGCAACCAAACCTGTTATGGGCATTCTTGCCCACATTGCACCACCGTGAACGGTATCCTCTTCTTCACCCTCCGCCTCGCAACCAGTAAAGATTACTTGAAAACTAAGGGATCTATTAGGAATGGTTGTTACAGCAACAACCATAGCATGAAGAAACTCACCGTGATACTGCTCATGATTATGTGTGTATTCACGACGAACCCATGCCTTAAAATAAGGAATATTACTTTGTAGATATGACATTGTAGTTAGAAAGTCCTCACCACTCTGCCACCGTTTCTCATGCCTTTGACACTAGGTACGCCACCAGTTTTCATGCCCTTGGGTTTAGACACACCACCGTTTCTCATACCTTTAGGCTTAGATACGCCACCGTTCTTCATTCCCTTGGGTGTAGTCTTGCCGCCGTTTCTCATGCCTTTGACTTTAGTCTTGCCACCATTTCTCATGCCTTTGACTTTAGACACACCGCCGTTCTTCATTCCCTTGGGTTTAGTTTTGCCACCGTTTCTGTAGCCTTTTTTCTTTTTAGCCATTTAAATCTCCTTTCAAAAGATTCTTACTACACCACCAGTTGCTTTCTTTTGTTTCCAACTGATACGTTTTGATGATTTCTTTTTCTTTGCAGCGGATGTACATTGTGCCATGGTAGGGCGACAAGCAGGATACCCTTTTCGTTTCTCACCTTTTTGCCGACCACAAGGCTTTCCAGTTTTACAATCCACCCATCCCTTACCATCGTTTTGGGCAAACCATGTCCGTAAAGAATTTTTTTTCGCCATCAAAATGTCCTTGTTCGTTTACGACGAGACTCTTCAACTTGACCGCATCCGGCAGCTATAACTCCGCCAGGGGCATACTGCTGCATTGCGGTGCGTTTTGGATTGTCTACTGAGGCTATGATTCCACCTTCAGCTTTCTTGGCAGAGTTACCCCAGTTCTTGGCTCCAACTTTTCTACACTTAGAAAGTGCCCCTGAAGCGTATGCGCTTGGCCATACTTTGTAACGGCTTTTTACCTTGTGATAACACGCATCTTTTTTTGTTTTTTTCTTTGCCATTAGTCATCCCCTTTGATGGAGGCTTGGATACTTGCTGTCGCATCTGCGCCCTCGAGATTGCCATATGTCCTCTCCATCTCTGTTTTTATGTAATCAATTTGAGACGCCATAACTTCGGTTCTTTTATCTACAGCGATCAAAGTCTTTGTGACCCAATCAGCCCAACTGTAACCAACACCTCCAACACCGATTATGAAAGCTGTTATAAGAGCTATTGTGACTTGCTTATTCACTTTGATCACCACATTTTACAAGACCAGTATTTGGCCTTTAGTTTATCAAGGGTGCCTTTATCACAACCGTGACGAGCACGAAAAGACTTACGACGTTTTGGGTTTGATTTCTTGATAGTCATATTGGCGTCCCCGAATCTGACTATCTTTTCT